GCAAACCCATCTACAGGTAAGTTTACAAGCCTACAAGCCACAGGAACTACAATTATTCAGGCTTTATCAGGTTATTTAAAAGGTACATCAGGAACAGTTAGTGCTGTCTCAACCATTCCCTATACAGATATTTCAGGATTGTCAACAGTGGCTCATACAGGGGCTTATTCAGACCTTACTGGGACACCTACAGGATTATCTGTCACAATTACTACAGCAAAACTAACTACTCTTGGCACCAATGGTTCCATGACATTTACTAACGGCATATTAACTTCTCAAACTCAAGCAACCTAATTATGGCTATCAATCTAACTGACGACGAACTTGAAGAACTTGTCGAAAAAGTAACTGAAAGAGTTATTAACAATTTTTATCAAACTGTAGGCGAAGGTGTTGTTACCAAAGCCATTAAAGTGATTGGTATGGGAGTAGTAGCTCTTTTAATTTATCTTGCTGGCTCTGGTCAAATCAATATCAAATGAAAGTAACCCATGTCAGACTTCGGAATATCCGAGGGGATAAAAAGCGTTAGTGGGGCGATGGATGGCACAAGGGAAGCCACCAAAGGACTAACAAAAAGTATTGAAGCAACACAAAAAGATGCAGTAGACGTAGCTCAGAAACAAGCTAACGAAAGAATTAGATTAAGACGAGAAGCAGAATTAAAGAAAGAACGAGCATTAATTAAAGCCTTAGAATCATGGCAACGTAAGAAACAAATATCAGATGAAGAAGCAAAACTCAAAATTGATTTTGTTAAAAAGTATGGTGCTAAAGAATGGGAAGCAGTATTAAAGATTAAATTGGATATTGAGAATATGGAACGCAAAGACAACGAAGAATACCAACATGACTTAAAAGCAGTCAGACGGGTACAATTTTATTGTTTTGCATTGGCGGCTGTTATAGCTTGGTATTGTACTTGGGGTTATAAAGGATAAATTATGGAATGGTTATCAAAATTAGTGCCTACAATTGCTACCTGTTTAGGTGGCCCATTAGCAGGTCTTGCTGTAACCGCAGTATCTAAAGCACTTGGTATTGATGAAAATAAAGTTCAGGATGTTATTGATAGTGGCAAATTAAATTCTGACCAAATTGCTGGACTTAAACAAGCTGAAATAGAACTACAACGTCAAGCTCAAGAACTAGGACTTAACTTTGAACAGTTAGCCGTTCAAGACCGTGCATCTGCTCGTGACCTGCAAAAAGAGACTAAATCTATTGTCCCACCGTTATTGTCTATTCTTGTAACCATAGGGTTCTTTGGAATATTAGGCGGTTTGATGTCAGGAAAGATTATGACCTCAGATGCCCTTATGCTTATGCTAGGTAGCCTAGGTACTGCTTGGACAGGTATTATTGCGTTCTACTTTGGTTCTTCAGCTAGTAGTCAAGCCAAAGACCAAATGATTCACAATTCAACGCCACTCAAATAGTCAAGCCACCGAGAGGGTATGCTTAATCTAGTTGTTTTGTGGCTTTCCAACTAGACCATCAACGAATCGGGAGTCGAGAGGCTGTCCCCTCACTTCTTAGCGGTCTTAGCGGACTCTTTAAATGCTTTAGCAGTAGGAGCACCTTTAGTTCCAGGCTTTCTCATCTTCTCGCCTGAACCTGCTTTGATACGTGCTCTCTTTTTTTGAATATTGGCATATAAGCCTGGTTTAGTAGCCATTTAGCAACCCCATCTCTTTCTTGCAGCTTTTCCACGTTCACCCGTCCAACCTTCTGAACGAGCACAAAATGATTTATTTCTAGGATTAGTTTTATCCTTGGTTGGAGCCTTTAATTTAAACCCCGTAGCCTTATTATATTTAGCCCTACCTTTAGCAGTCAATCCAGCACCTTGGGAGACGGACTTCTTTTCTCCACGCCCTACAGATAAGTTAACCTTTTTAGTCATAGTTTAGTCTACCATTTCTAATGATTTAGTGCGTACTTCTGATATTCTTTTTGTCCAGCCCTTTCCAAATGTTGGGAAAGTCTTGAGGGATTCTAGAAATCCTTGGCGTTTATCAGAAAACTCATTAATTGCAGTAACGGGTTGAATTTGGGTTATGGCGGTAATAGTTTTATTACCAATAGCACCATCAGGGAAAACCCCAACAACCTCTTGTATAAATTTGGCTGCACGGCCCACGCCACTATTGATAGCACAGTCAAAAATGCAATAGTCAAGTCCCGAAGGAAGAGCATCTCCGTATACGGCATCCCAATACCTCTTTTTATATAACGGTTTGACATCCTCTTTAGTCAAGGCTTTCATGTCATCTACTGTAACTTTGTGTCCAATATACTGTTCCCATACAGCTTGTGTGCATCCCCAATTAGTAGCCCCTCCTGGGTCAAGTTTGTTATCAACGAATCCTCCCTCGTTAACAATCACTAAGTCAAAACATTTATCCCAATTTTTGTTCATTTTTTAGTTTTCCTTATAGCTTCTTTGAGAGACTTTTTTGGAACAGGGAACGGAGTTTCGTCATCTCTAACCTTGTATTCATCAATTGCTTTGGTAAGCATAGCAACAAGCCCCCACTGTACAAGTGTTTCAAGTCCTTCTTTATCGAAATCGACTTGAGCGTTGGCTGACCCATCTGCATTTTCCTTAATAATTTTTACTTTTATATCCATATTAGACCTCTATCACTTCTCCTCGAAAGAACACCAATCCATCATCTTCACTAATGACTTGTACAAGTTCTGGCGGCATAAGTTCTCCATCTCTGAATGTAAGGACTGCGAATCCTGAACGCCAATTGACGGGCGAATCTTCCGTGTAGATGTACTTGTCTCCTCCAATTGCCGACATTGTTCCTGTGTCAACGCCATATCTGTCACCATTATAATCAGACCAAGGAGTCACTTTCAGGGAATGTAAATGCCCCGTGACCATACTTACCCCCGATTTCAGGGTGTTGTTAAATACTCCATGTTGACCATTATGCCAACGGTGCTTAATCATACAAGTATTGTTGACCATTAATGACCAAGAATATGTCCAATGAGGTAAATGGTCTGCTAATGCCATTCCAGGCACTCCTTCATACTGTCCTAATACATTAGACAACTTACCATCAAATCTAAGGTCGTGATTACCAATGGTGCGGTGCATAAATGCTCCTGCAGGGCGTACCTTTTCAATATCACCTAGTCTAGCTTGGACTTCTTCTAGTTCTTCTTTAACAGTAGGGGACTTATCCCACCCGATTTTGTTGTGTTGGCTAATCGTGGCATTATCCATAATATCTCCGTTAAGCACTATTCCATGTGGCTTTAGCTTTTTAATGAGATGAACAAATGCTCTATGGGCAGTACTTACATATCCAGGCCAGTAGTGGCAATCAGAACCCACAATAATCAACCCATCTTCAATAGACAGATTAGTGCGGACTTTGTTTTCAGGAATTGTTAATCTAGTTGATGCTTTCTCTTTTGCTATTAATTTAATGTTGTATTTTTTTTCTAAAAACTTTCTTCTTCTCAAGATATTTCGAACATCTACATCTAATATTTTTGCTAATTTAGTTGCTGATTTATGTTTATGCCATAACTCTATAAAGTCTTCATCACTACATCGTGCTTGTACCATTTTATTCGCCCAATTTATATGTTTTGACTGGCTCGTGACTCTTTAAGTCAACGTTACACGCCCATTTAACTGATTCTTCTGCGGTCAATCCCATTCTCATACAAACTTCTGCAGCCATTGAGCCACTGCCAATAGCCATAAAAGTTCTTACTCGTTCCCACTCTAAATCATCTCCACAAGAAAAAAGACCTTCTTCGGTCAATTTTAGAAATGAACTATCTGGTTTTAATTTTGGTTTCGTCTTAAGTTTTTTATTAATGTACTCAGCAACCTTTTCACCATCCACCCAATTACCTGCTACTCCAAGATAACCACCTTCTATTTGAATAATCTTATCTTCAAAATATTTAATACCAGAATCATCGTCCGAAAACTGACTGTCTGCAACTAATTTTTTATTAAGCCAATCGCCAACAATGGTAGTCATAGCATTCTCAATATGGGAGACCAGAAGCAGACGGAGGGGAGCCGTCGTGGGGGAAGTGGGGGATAGCCTCTGGTCTCATTGTTTAGTTTACATTAAAAAGTTACATCACTCCATAGTGGACACCATTTCGCAACAGAACAATAATCCTCACAACGTCTATATGTTGCAGGGCGGTGCTCCCAAAACTGGTCTTTGCCGAGTGTAACACCCTCTTGTGACGGATATAACTTAATAGCTCGTTTTCCGCCAACTTTCATCAAAGCCCATTGTTCAGGATTAGCCCATCTTTCTTCATCTGTACACATAGGTGGCTCGGATAATTGGTGCAGTGCAACACGCTCTTTGACATAAGCCTCTGCCTCATCTAGTGTCCACATACGGATAGGAAGGGTCAAAATAGGTCTTGCAGGGTACTCTGGGTTCTTCTGTTGCTCACGGGGTCTCCAGTCTCTAAAAATGGCTGTAATGCTCAATTTAGTGACTTCTGTGCCATTCTTATGTAATAGCCATCTCAAGACGTTTAATTGGCGTTCCCACTCAATTTTCCCTGAAACAGAGTATACGGAGGTAACCTTGTAATCAGATAGGTGAGAACCTTCTAAAACGTCGAATGCGCCCCCTAATTTCCATCCTAGTACCTCGGCATAGACTCGCTCC